GTGGTATGCCAGTTTTAGCCGTTGGGCCTTTTTTCAGTAATAGCATCCCGCGCAAATATGAGTTATCGACAATGAGATTTCTCGCTTTTTCGATAGCAATATGCGTGTTATACAAGTCACGTCCTGCTCCACGGGATGACATTAATGCACCAGAACCAATTTCGATACTGAATAGCGCGATTGTATCCGACATTCTGTTGTATCTATCCAATTGAGTACAGATTTCATCTCCGCTTTTGTCATCGAAAAGATAGCGCGAAATCTTGCCAGTTGGTTCCTTGATGAGTAACTCACCTAGTTCGACGTATTTTGCATCGTTTTCATAAGATGCACCATAGGATCCTTCTCTCGTCCAGTCCTCATAGCGTCGAGCGTCATCATCAGAATCCAATGTACGTCCCGCTGGGGTTGCGTTGTTGATTGCCTTTACCAAGTTGTTAATATGCCAACCTGCGAGCGCGGAAAGTCTTGGTTGCTCCAGCACTGGTAGCAATTCAGCAATCTGGTATCGACGCTTCCTAGCCCAAATCGGTGTTGAGTCTGCTTCTTGCGGAGTCTCGATTGAGAAGAACGTGTAATCTTGACGAAGGAACTCTGGTTTCCAGTCACGAACGTCATCCCAGCAAACCGCACAAAAACCAAAGGTCGTATTCTCATGTGTGACCTGAGCAACCAGATCATCATGCCCTTTCCAGCCCCTGATGCATTTTGTGATCTCTTCGCGGAATACCTTAGTCTTATGTTCCTCGCTAACTCCCTCTAGTGGATACTTGGAATAGGTAAGTGTAGGTGACTGCTCGATTACTTGTTTAAATGGTGGTTGTAAACGACTAACCATCGTAGACAGAAACCCAGTTGGACGATTACTCCTCCAATTCTGACCCATGCTTTCCAGTTTTTTCGCACTATACGGAGGTTCATTATTTAGCTTCTTCTGAATAAGTTGGTTTTTGCGGTTTCTCTCAACATTCTGTTGTTTGAGTCTGCGATATGCAGAATGCGCTTGCTGGCAGTCTTTGAACGTGCGTTTAACCTGCAACGTGTCAGGATTAACAACGTCACCCGTGGCGTTATCGTCAACAATCTCCAGTTCGGAAACCCTCTGCTTGTCCGATGGTTTCATAATCCGCGCAGCTTTCGATGCGTAGACGTTTGTGACTTCTGCTGGAATTGGTTTGGTTGTATCTGCCATATTATTTGAGATTTAGCCAACAGTCTGCTGGCAAATTGTCTGACGGGGAAATGCTGTCGCGGGACATGAAAACTGCGGATTTATTATCGTGACGAAGAAGCAAACAACCGCCTAGTGCCTTGGAGGTCTTGGTTTCTTTAGCTTGTCTAATGCTTGCACTTAACCTATCCGTTGCCTTCACGCAAGCACCGCAACCGCTTTTCCATTGTACATTTTGTTTGCAAGCAAGACAAATCTTTGCGCGTTGTTCTGCCAACTCACTCGATACAAGTGCTACTTCTTTTGTAGAATTAATAACATTCTTAGCCCAAATGGTGATGTCGTTTAGCAACTCTGTCTTTTGACTGGGTGTATTAACGGATGTTACAACTACCATATCAACTCCGTGACAGAAATTAGGGTTCTTACTACAGATGTACGAATTGACATCACCCTCCACGTCACCCACTGGCAAATGGTTTTCGGCACGGAAATTCGTGACAACCTCCAAAAGATTGTCATAGCTATGACCAGTGAGCTTTGCATCACCATCGTAGTAATGCCAACCCCCCGGTGGGATCATTCCAATTATCGGTTTTGCCATGAATTTTTGAGTTTTACGTCAGTTTTGTAATGTTTGCAAGCAAATTCTTACTTATTTATCAAATTAATTGCTGAAATCAACAAATTCATAGCTTTCAATTCCAGTATGTTTTTTAGTGAATTCAAACTTTTCTGGTTTGGGATCTGTCATCGTGGCAACAACTCCACCACGTTGCCTCATCAAATAGACCAGCAGGGACAGGGAATCGAGTGCGTCAGGACTATTTTGCCTAGTCCGTTTAACGAAGTCTCCCTTGCTCTCAACTCGTACAAGACCCTGCCCCTGCTGTTTGTATCTGCGCGAAGTTGCCTGACGAACCAACTCCTCGGTACGGAAGCTCGGTGAGATTTTTAAATACTCAAACTCTAGGTACTTTGCTAGTCCGAAAATTAGTTCTGTAACCACTCCAGAGTACAACTCATTTGCTCGTTGTGTGTCATCTCCCAAGATATGGGTTTCGGAACTAGCCCATGAATAATTGACTCCCATCACCTCACTCCCGTACAAGGAACGCAACGCATCGTGGATTCCTGCTCCGTTTCCAGTTCTATCAACACATAGCCAGTTTGCGCCGATTCTCATCTCCTTTGCGAAGCGGATGATCTCTGCGGTTTGTTCCAAGGTTGCCAGTTTTGGAAACTGCATTTGTGAATCCAGTTGCAAACACGTTTTTGGTTTTTTGAATTCACGGAATTGTCCATCCCTCGGAGTCCACCCATCGCAGAGTCCGTATCGTCCGAATGAACACACAACTTGATCTCGGCCTTCCAATGCCAAATCGAACGCTGCTAGAGGCACTACAGGGCCAATAAACCGCAAGCTACCCATTGAGTTGTCCATCATGGCAGGAGTGATGATTGCCATTGAGATACCTTCCTGTGGGAAAAAACCTCTTGCCATTGTGTAATATTCGGCAGTCCTACCCTTGGACTCGTATGCCATGTAGCCTTCGTAGGATTGGAAGCCGGGGAACACTATCTCCTTCTCCAGCACGTTCTCACACCTTGCTGCGTCCAGTCGCAAGATATGCCACCCCTCCCTGCTATCCCACTCAAAATCCTCCTCGCAATCGACACTCTGCCAACCCCGCGCAGGTTCGCATCTCTTACCAAACTCACTATTCCTATCTTTCGGGTTCGATGCACCGAAAATCTTAATGCGTCCCTTGGAATCCTTCGTATCGGCAGCAGACAGGATGTTCTGTAAACCTTCCCAAACACCAGCGGGAACCTCCTCTGCTTCATCCAGAACAACGTGCGTCCTACTCATCTGTCCCCATTTGGGATCTGGCTTTTGTCTTGGAGAGGGGTGGAATCCGCGCAAAGTACCAGTTCCGCTATCCCCTTTAGGCACAGCAACTAGGTGGATCCCATTCTTGTCATCGTCATTGGCTTGAATTGACTTCACCAAGTCTTCGCTTCCTTCGTACTCAGGTCTAACCAATGCAGTCCTGTAGAAGTTTTTGATTGCAGCGAATACGTTTCTCTGCGCGTGTGCCTCAGTAAGCGAAACCACTTTAATACAAGTGTATTCTGGATCTCGCATCCAATCCAACAGGAACCACGCAGCAGCATTAAACGTCTTGCCCATCGCTCCTGCACCCTGAACTAGCAATTTGTCATTCTCAAACAAACACCTCCAAGTATCCGCTGCACTCTGTGGCCTCCAGTCGTACACTCCAGATCCCCAAAGAATCGTTGCCGCCGCTTCAAACTGATCGTGCTTCAACAGGTGCTGAACGAAGTTTAACACAGTCTGCCTAGCCACCTTTTCGTCCAGTGTAACCTGCTTTTTCTGCGAATTCGTCAGATTTGTCAGTATAAACTGAGCGGCATAGATGACTCCATTGATATCATCCTTCTCCGCTTCCGCTCGCACCCTTGTAGCAATGTTAATTGCCTGTAAAACTGATGGGGGTTTATTCATTCACTTTCCACCCGTACATCAAATTGAACCAAGCGAACTCCTTCTCCCCAGCCTTCTTACTGCTTCTGAATACTTTAGCAAACCTATTCACAAACCACTTCTTGTAGTCACTAAACTCGTCCATGCTCCAGCTTTTTTTAGTGTACCAATCCTCTTGGTGGGTGAATTCTTTGTCGAATCCTTCAAACCCCACTCGCTTGAACATTTCGTCCAACGCTTCCATCATAAATGTATCTACTTTGCTCATATATTAATCCCAGTATAATTGTGTTCCTGTTAGCTTTCCGCTCATCATTCTTTCCAAGACTGGCTCAACGTCCCACGGGTACAATCCTTTCTCATAGCAAGTTTGCATCCCAAAGTATTCATTGAACTTGTCTGCATCTATTCCACTATTTTTCAACGCTTTATCTAGCACATCAAACTCAATATGCTCAATTGGGTTCTCAGTAATCACAATGCCAAGTTGATCTAGCCTATTGTATTTCATTCCTCATCCTCCTCGTCCTCATCATCTTCTTCATCTTCGTCATACATAGAATTCTCAATCAATTCGTGGATCTTGACTTGAAGAATGCCAATCATGCTGGCAAGCGGCAAATCAAACTCCGCAATATATGTATCAATTAATTTATCGATTTTATTTTGTAGTTCTGTTATCTGGTCTGAGTCTTTCATGTTCCTCCTTTAGTTGGTGAATTTTACCATCTTTGTTCCAAACTCTCACGTTTCCTAACTCTTCAAACTGGAAATCCCACTCCTCTTTTGTGATGCGTCCATAAGCGTAGTCCTCATTGGATTTCCTCTGAGCGTATTCTCTTGTCATGCCCAATGATCTAATGGACATCTCTCCGTGTCCATAACCAATTTGATCTCCATGTTGCATCCGCAAACACCGCACTTGCCAGAACCATTAAATGCCGTGGGATCGTAGTGAACGCACTGGTTGCAGACAATCAATCGCTCCTCGATCTGCTCCTTGTTACGAATAGGCATACCTGCGCGAACGAATGCCGCTGCACTCTTCACAAAGCTAATCGCTTTCTGCGCTATGTTTGGCTCAATCATTTCATTCCAAAGATACTCTTCAGTGCATCCACACCAGCACTAGTGCTATGATATGATCTTGGTTCGTCTTTGCCTTCTTCTTCTCCATCGTACATTGCAACATCCCAAGTCGTATCGAATAGCTTCCGCAGTCCCTTCGCAGACATGGTAACATTTCCACGTCCGTTGAACGATGGGTTCTTATTGCTGTACACCTTCCAGAGTTCTTCCTTTGTCATACGTTAATCAGTGCAATGTTGAATTCCGCTGCAAGCAGTGTTGTTGATTCATCCGTGGGATATGTCTCTCGGTAGACTATCCTTTTGATCCCGTAAGATGCAAGCGATTTCAGGCAGTTGTTACATGGCAGTGTTGTTGATGCTAGCAGATAGCACTCCAGTGGTTTCACATGACGCAATGCGTTCTGCTCTGCATGGACAACGTAATTTCTACGCTTGTCCCTGTCAGTCCAGTCCTCCTCCATATGCGGAGGGAATCCGTTGTAACCACAGGCTGCAACAGTGTTGTCATGCCGCAACAACACAGCACCAACCTGCCTCCAAGGGTCTTTGCTCTTCTTGGCAACCACTTCCGCTATCGACAATGCATATTCGTCCCAGTTCATGATTTATGTACTTCTCCCATATGATCTTCCAACCAGTAGACTGCCTGACCAGAATCCCTAACGTCATCAGGAAAGATGCACTCGTCTGAGATGATTCCGTTCAGTTGCAATGCGTTCATCACTTTGGTTGCGTTGAGCCTCTTGTATTGAATGTAATGTTCAAGTGTGTTCACTCGTCGAACCCCTTCATTCCATCGTACACAACATACAATATAATGAACGCTAACACGATATAGCCGATAATATATCCCATATATGACACCTTATTGGCAGGACTCGCACTCTGGATCTTCGATGCGACAAGTGCGCTCAACCTTCACTCCATCCAAGTCATCATCGTCCTTTAGCACAACTGGTTCGTCAGCAACCTCCAGCTTGTCTGCACGGGCGATTGCCGCTGCGTTGCTGTACTGGTGCTGCGGATACCTCTTCGACAACTTCGCTACATTAGCCTCCATGCACTCGTTAATCGTTAGACCTAACTCGTTTAGTAGACCAGTCAGATAAAACAATATATCTCCTGCCTCTTCTCGCACGTTGTCGAAGTCCAACTGCTTCTGGTAGATGGCGTGTTTCTTCACTGCATCCAGCAACTCACCCGCTTCGCCGCTGACTCCAACTGCCATGTGTAGGATGGATGCTTGTAGTGGAGTAAGCTGGACAAGGATATCATGCCCCGGCTTAACGATTGATTGAACGAATTGTTCGTATGGTGTGCTTAGTTTCATTTTGTATGTATGTTAAAGTATGCCAAGCCAAAGCAACCTGATTCAGCTAGGTGGACTAACTTTCCCTCACTACCTATGCTCTCGTCAAGTATCTTTTTAGTTATCATCTGAGGATGCCCATCATGTGGTTCGATATCAACCCATTCAAAGATGCGAAGAACCTTTGATGCTCGCAATGCGTTGCTGATGATTAACGCAGGATCATCAGTATGCTGGAGACAATTGTAAATCCAGCACTCATCGAACCCCTCTTCCACCACGTCCTCACCTCGCATCACCAGACATTCAACACCATGCTCATGGTAGCGAGCGTAAGTCCATTGTGGATACTGGAGCGGATCCACCACCAATGCCCTGCCAAGTCCCTTTGCCTTTAATATCATGGAAGTAGGGCCACCACCTATGTCGATCACTGACTTGCCTGACAGACTGAATCCGTAGCCAACCTGATGCAGTCCCATGAATCTCGCATAGACATAGTGCTTCTGGTCTTCATCGAATGTATTGCAGCAATCTCCCCAGTACTGCGATTCAAACGTGTAGTCGCTCATTTCAGTTCCTCCTTCAGCTTGCGATAGTGTGCCACTGCTTGGGGCCATTGGTCATGCCAACCTGATGATTCCACTAGCTTGGTAGCGCAGTCCTTCCATCTGTCACGCTCTCGCTCAAGCTCACGGGCATGAATAACATTAATATATACGGAACTTGATTCATCACCACAAGTTGTTACTGAATCGCTGATTGTAAGCCCGTCATGTTTTTCTATCTCATCTGTCTCTGGTGTATTATTCATATTGTTTCGTGACAAATAGTGGGTAGTATTTGTCACAAGGTTTGTTAGTGATTGGATGGGTAAGTCATTGTCATTGCATCGATTCCGTTGCCATCAGCGTACCAACCTGCTCCGTTGTACACGTCTAGTACGTCTTGGAAATACTTCTCGTACCTCGGTGCAACCTTCTCAAGCGTGAAGTTCTCACCAAACGCACGGCAGTCCGCTGGTCTGATCTTGTCAATGTTTTTGATAGCATCGACGTAATCACCCATCGTGCGGCATCGATACCCAGTGACCCCATGCAGGTTATTCTCTGCGAATGATCCC